CGAATCACAAAGGGCAACGGCGAGATACATTATCAAATTTAAGAGAGGTTAAGTTGGCTGTACCACTTCATCAACATAGTCATTATTCTATTTTTGACGGTTATGCAACGATTGATGAGATTTTAGATCGGGTGAAAGATATCGGTTCAGATGCCGTTGCCCTAACGGATCATGGTACTGTGGCTGGCCACGTTGAGTTTTATAGAAAGGCAACCGAGCGGGGCATTAAGCCCATTCTTGGAATTGAATCTTACCAAGCAAGAGATGATCGTAAGGTACATCACAAGTCTGACCTTAAAGGCAATCGTCCAGAAAATGATCGTAGCCATCTTATTATTATTGCTTATAATAATAAGGGTCTTAACAATTTGTGGACCATTTCTACGAGGGCGTATCTAGAAGGCTTTTATCATAAGCCTCGCGTTGATTGGGAATTGCTTCAAGAGCATAACGAGGGGTTGATCCTTACATCTGCCTGCCTTGGTGGTAAGGTGTCTTCTGCGATTATGAAAGAGCAAAATCCAGAGGCCGTACTAGATCAATATCTAGAAATATTTGGAGACAGATTTTTTATTGAACTCCACACATATGACAGCGATACTCAACGTGAAGTAAATGGTGAACTGGTGAGGTTAGGTCAGAAGAAGGGTGTCCCTTTTGTGTACGCCACCGACGCCCACTATGCTTGCGCTGATCAGTATTGTAATCACGAAGCATTCGTTAATATGTCAATGCGTAAGAAGGTATCCGAATCTGAGCGCAATCATCCACCCTCTCTCTGGATTCTAGATGAGCAGGGTATCCGAGATGCACTTAGTTATCTGCCTAAAAGCATTGTTGAGGAATCCATTTCTAATACCCACATGATTGCGGATATGAGTGAGGTGGAACTCCCTACCAAGCGCAAGAGAATCCCCACATGGGGGCCTGAAGGAACTGATCGTTTTGTCGCTCTCGTTGAGAAGGGTTACTTTGACAAGGTTGCTGATCTTGACGATGATGGTCGCTATATGGCTCGCGTTGAGAAAGAGATGAGCGCTATCTTTGAGGCGGATCTTGTTGACTTCTTCCTAATTGAACATCTTGTAAACGACTATGCGGAGACAAGTGGAGTTGTCCGAGGACCGGGCCGTGGTTCTGTAGGCGGAAGCCTCGTAGCCTATTTGCTTGGGATTACAGATATTGATCCGATTCAGTACGGACTGATCTTTGAGCGATTCTATAACAAGGGTCGTGAGAAGGGTGGTCTGCCCGATATTGATACTGACTTTGCTATTGAAGACAGAGACAAGATTAAGCAATTTATGCGCGATACTTTCGGGGAGGACTGTGTAACCCATATCGGTACTGTGATGAAGTTGCATGGTAAGTCTGCCATTGAAAGAGTAGGCAAGTATCTAGAAGTGCCCATGAGAGATATTGAAGAAATTAAGATCATTATTGATAGCACGACGGATGCTGGCCTAATGGCTGATTGGGATGATGTTATGGAAGTCGGTGAACTTCAGGGTTGGATTGCTAAATACCCAGACCTATTCTCTCTTGCTGGAGACCTTCACGGACGCATCTTTGCTAGTAGTGTTCATGCTAGTGGATTTGTCGTGGGTGATGAGCCTCTTGCTGCTATTTGCCCTCTAAGAATTGATAAAAGCGCGGGCAAAAAGGAGGGGGAAATTGCAACTCAGTTCGATATGCATGAAATTGAATCCCTTGGATTCATGAAGTTGGATTTCCTTGCTCTTAAGAACCTTTCTATTCTAAAAGAGGCTCAAGGTCTTATTAAGAGAGATTATGACTTTGATCTAGATTTTAAGAAGATGCACCACGAACTTGATTTAACAGACAAGCCTTTTTGGGAACTTCTTGACCGTGGACTCACTGTTGGTGTCTTTCAGGTTGAGGATGGTGGTATTGCAAAGAAAATTGCTTCCAGAATGAGGTGCCGTAGTGTAGAAGATCTTGCTGTTCTCGTTGCTCTTAACCGACCCGGCCCCCTACGCGCTGGTTATGTAGATATGTATCTAGATCGTCGTGAGAGTGGTGGAGAGTTCGAAGTTCTTCATCCCTTTATTGCAGACATTGTGGAGGACACCTATGGTGTCTTTGTGTATCAAGAACAGGTCATCAGTCTCTTTACTAAGATGGGTTTTACTCTAGAAGAGGCAGATGATGTTCGACGCATCATGGGTAAGAAGAAAGTTAAGGAGATGGAAGAGTTCTATCCTCGTTACATGGAGAAGGCAACAGATCATATGGACGAAAAGAGCGCCAATGAGTTGTGGCAAGAACTTCTTGGTTTCTCTAAGTATGCGTTTAATAAGGCACACTCAGTTGCCTACGGGATCGTTACCTTATGGACTCTCTGGACAAAGTATCTCTATCCCGCAGAATACCTTCTCGCTTGTATCCGCAAGGAAGATAAGAGAGAAGATGTTCCACGTTTCATTGCAGAAGCCCAACGAATGGGAACTAAGGTCAATGCTCCAGATATCAATAAGTCTATGTATGAAACAGATATTATTGACGGTGAAATCTATCTAGGTCTAAAAGACGTTAAGGGTGTTTCGAAGGGAGCCGAGTGGGTTATTGAGAATCGTCCTTTTGATAACTTTGATCGAAGTGCTAGAAGCGCAGAATAAGCAATTCCTGATTGATAAGAAGGCTGGCGAAACTGACGGCCCATCTCCTAAGCAACGTCTTGGTGCTAATAAGGCGAAGGCTCTATTTAATGCGGGCGCTTTTGATGCTTCTGAAGATCGGATAATTTCCAAGAGAGAGCGCCGTGAATTTGAAAAGGAATTGTTGGGTATTATCCTAACTAATGATGCTCCCAAGATTCTAGATAAATATAAAGAAGCAATTGAAGAAGAATGTTCAGACTACTCAGATCTACGCTCTGTAAATGGAAAACATATTGTTGCTGGTGAAATTAAATCAGTCAGGAAGACTAAAACAAAGAAGGGCCAAGATATGGCTTGGATTACAATGGAATATGGAGACCAGACAGTAGAGTTTGCAGCGTTTGAACAACAACTGTTTGCATTCTCTGATATACTAGAAGAGTGTATTCCTGTATTGGCCGTACTCAAGGTTACAAATAGAGGAGTTAATTTGGTGAGTTTGGAGGAACTCAGTTGAGTGAAGTTGAAGATATTCTAAAGAAGGCATCTAAAGAGTTTGGTTCAGACAATGTTAGAATTGCGAGTAATACAGTGAAGGTCGAAGCATCATCTTCAGGAATCCCCTCCCTTGATTATGCACTTGGGATCGGTGGGTATCCAAAAGGTGGAATCACTATGGTCTTTGGTCCAGAGAGTGTGGGTAAGTCTGTAATGGCCTACATGGCAGTTGCTGAGGCTCAGAAGAATGGTCAGTATGCTGCATATGTTGATCTTGAAGGTTCTTTTGATTCAGAATTTGCAAAACAATTTGGAGTAGATATTGATCGTTTAATCGTTACTACTCCAGAGTCTGCTGAAGATACTGCAAAGCACGCCGTACACTTTGCTCAAGAGGAGGCTCTTGGCATTGTAGTAGTAGATTCAATTGGTGCTATGGCGTCAGAAAGAGAACTGGATGAAGACGGTAAGAAGCAGGCATATGGTCAATCTGGAATTATTACGCAGATGGTAAAGCAATTACTTCCTCGTATTGCCAAGACTAAGCAGGCTTTCCTTCTCCTCAATCAAGTGCGAGATACTGCTAATCGTCAGGGGCTTCCGATTGTACACGCTCCCGGTGGTCACGCTCTCCATCATGCTTGCGCTGTAATTATTCAAGTCAAGAAGGGTGGCTCTGCTGGAGTTAAGAAGGCTACCATTCCGGGGGAAAGTGAGCCAGTTGAGATTGGTTTTCGCCCCGTAGCAACTATTAACAAGTCAAAGGTAAGCCCACCTAAGAGAAATGCTGAATGGGATCTTTATCATACTAAGACAGAGAATAATGATATTGGAGTAGATATTGTTGAATCTACTGTTGGTGTTGCTCTGCGTATGGGATTAGTAAAGCAAAGGGGATCTTGGTACGATCTTTGGGAAGAAAGTTATCAAGGAAGAAATGCTTTAGTAGATTTTCTTAAGTCAGATCCTGAAAACATTGAAAAACTTAGAAAAGAGATGTTTAAAGATGTTTCAATCGAACTCTCTGTCTAAAGATCCTAGAATTATAAATATGATACAATTGGCATGGAAATATAGAGATATGCCAAATGAAGAATACTTAAAAACGTTTAAGTATTGGTTTGAAGAATATGATAGAGAAATGTCTCGTTGGGAAGACGACGGCGGCTCTATTTTATGATATATTTCTTATAAGAGGTTTAAATGCAAAGTAGAGCAAAAACAACAACTGAGTTAGCAAGACGCCATGAAACATACATTGCTAAAATGTATAATGGTAGAAGGTCTGCATCGTCCGGGGCATCTTGGGCTGATCGTGGCGACGTTAGGTTTGAGATTGGTGAAAACTTTGATTTCACAGCCGAGTGCAAGGCTACTGAAAAAAAGTCTTATTCTGTTAAGTTAGAAACGTGGAATAAGATTATTGAAGAGGCTCAAGAACAGAACCGTAGACCGACAATGTTTATTCGTTTCCAGTTAGAGACTGGAGAGGCTATTGATCTTGTAGTTAGATCAATTCATGACGATATAGAAATTATTGAAGATGCTAAATAAAACACTACTAAAAAAATTATCAACTGGAAATATGCTTGTCCCTTATATTGATCAATATCAAAATCGGGGAGAGTTTCCAGACAAGTGGACCGTAGAAATAGAAAACTTTAGACGAGTTCCAGATCAATGTTTTCACCCATCAGGAGATTGTTTGGCATCTCCACATGAGTTGTATAAGCGTCTAACCGGACAAGAAGAGAAAAGAGTTTCTGCCGGGTTAAGGCGCGTTTTTGATTGTGGTCACTTTTGGCACGCTTATTACCAAAACATTCTGGTTGCAATGGGATACGCAAAACCAGAGAATGTCGAAAGATCTTATGGGTATGATCATCCAGATGGATGGACAGGTAAGGGAACGCTGGATCTTATTGTTGATATGCCAAAGGGTGGCGAATACATTGTAGATCTAAAGACCATGAATGACAATGAGTTTGATACTGGACCCTTTCCTCAAACTCTTGCTAAATGGACCGCCCAAGTCAATTGCTATATGGATTGGACTGGTATTAGAAAGGCATTTATTCTCTGCATTAGAAAAGGAGGCTCCCCCGGTAAGGGTGGATTGCCTGCACACGATCTAAGAGAAATTGCTATTGAATATGATGAAAATCTTATACAAGATATTTATAAGAAATGGTCATATGTTTGGGAATGCGTCCAGAATGAAACACCACCGGAGGCTAAATGAGGTTACTAGCAATTGACCCCGGCTTTAAAAGATTCGGGTACGCAATTTTTGATGAAAACGCTGAGTTAATCACTCACGGAGTTAGATCTCCAAGAGAACGTGGCAAAGACGAAAAATATCAAGCCTATTTGAACACTGGTCTTTATGATATGTATCACTGGTTTGATGAATTAATTGAAGAAAATAAAGTTACTCATATAATCGCTGAGATTATTCCTCCCATTTCCAATAAAGGAAATTTTGGCATATCCCCTCAATTGCCTCTTGTTATTTCAGTAATCGCCGTGTGTAAGATTATGGCTTATGAAGATGAAATAGAATGGAAAGATATATCAGCAAGGTCTGTCAAGACGATGATTGTTGGAGATTCTTCTGCAAGTAAGGCTGTTATTCGCAGAGCGGTAATTGCGGAATACCCTGAAATCCAACAAGAACGAAAGTTAAGTGATATACCTTTTGACGAAACTGATGCTATTGCGATTGGAATGAGTTACTTTCCAGACCTTCATCATGTAAAGGAAGAAGAGTAATGCCAAAGACAAAAAAGAAAGATGCAGAAACTCTTCAAAAGCACAAAGTCATGCGTGAGTTATATAGAAATTATCTTCAATTTCAAGAATACGTCAGGGCTACAGGTAAGCACGCAATAAGCCATCGTGGGCTTACGATATCTTTTCATGATCTGGGCGTTGGGTTAGAAGAATTAAGCCCACGAAAGAAAGAGGCTTTTTATCTCAACGTTATTTTAGATAAAAAGCAAAAAGATGTTGCTGAGATCATGGGCATAACAACAGTGTCTGTCGGGCAATATGTAGAAAGCGCATCTCGTCAGTTGGCAGATGTTTATTTTGGAGATGAAGATGAGCAAAGAGATTAATAACAAATTTGAAGAATTAACATTTGAAGAGGAGTATTATGAGTTTGATATTAACGACCCAAACTTAACTCCTGCTCAACTTGACTATATTACCGATATGATATTAAAAGCAGATGTGCGAGCCGGTAATAGAATACACCATAAAAATCCTATTTTATTTAAAGAGCATATGAGAACTCGTTATAAGAGAGAGATTTATACAAAGGTGGGTATTCCAGATCCTTCTATTCAGCAAGGATATTACAATAGAACTCACCCAGATGGGCGTAAAGTTAACAGTGAGTACCAGCGTAAAGTCAACGGAGCAAGTTTTTACCGCTAATGCCTAAACTACCAGAACAGCCAGAAAAAGATGACGGCAAGAAAAAAGAGAAGTCAAGTAGACTTCCAGCCGCTGGAGAAAACGAACTTTTTGAAGTCGTGTCATCAAGCCGTTGCAAAGTATGCCAATCTAAATGGCGTCCTAATGTAGATATGATGCTTATCCGTGGCTTTAGCGTTAGAAAGATTGCAGAGTCTTTGCAGAACGCAGGTGAAGACATTAGTTATCGTTCTGTTCAGCGTCATAAAGAGTCGCACCTTAATCTAGAGAAGTCTGCGTATCGTGCAATTATTGACAAGCACGCAGAAGAGTACGAGAAGGCAAATGCTGAAAATGAAATTAGAATCATTTCTGGTAAGGCATACCTAGATGTATTCATTCAAAAGGGATGGGACCAATTAATCTATGAAGATTTGAATCTTGATCCGAAGGACATTCTTAAGGCTATCGAACTGAGAGAAGAGTTGATGAATGATGGTTACTCAGTTCTTGAAGAAAAGATGATGATTCAGGTTAAATCTATGGTGCAGGCAATTAGAGAAATTGTTCCTCCAGACCTCCATGCTGCTGTTGCTGCCAGAGCAAAAGAAATTGCTAAGGGAGATATTCTAAGTCTAGAATCTGGGGTAGAGAAAGCAACGGTTGGCGATGTGGAAGTTCCCGTTGACCAAATTATTATTTCAGAGGAGGAAATTGATGGACAGCATGATTAATCTGTACGATGAGGATATCGTTAAAATTAGAGATGTTGTTGGACGCATTGAATATAAATATAAAGATGCTAATAACAACTTTGATACAATGTGGAACATGATTGCAGAACTAGAAGGCCGTTTATATGATAACGGATTCGAAGCAGATGCCGATTGGCAACTCAACGAAGATACAGATATTCTTGAACTTGTCGTTACTATCATTGATCGGGTAGATCCTATCTCTGGATTTGATCATGAGAAGAAACAGTACGAAGTTAAGAAGGCTAGAGAATTGAATCAGGATATTGAGGAAATTGAATAATGGGAACTGATCTTTTAGATTTTTTTACAAATAATCTTAGAGATAAAAATATTTCAATTGTTGAATTTGCGGAGTCTAGTGATTATTGTAATAAGCCTCTCTATCCTAGGCAGCGTCTTCTTCTTAAACTAATCTTTCTTGAAGAACTCACCGGCTATGAAGAAGATGTTCTAGATGAATGGATTCACAACAAATCTGGAGAAGTAATGATCTCTCCCAGAATTCGTGAACGCATTCAGACGCTTAGAGATAAGAACTATGATCACTTTAGAGAGGTGATGCTTATCGGAGGTCGTCGTTCTTCAAAAGGCCACATCACTGGCCTTGCGGTTGCTAAAAAGATTTATGATCTCATCAATATGGAAAATCCACAAGACAAATATGGGATTGACCGCGATAAGGCGATTTGGGTAACTGCAATCGCAGCATCCGAAGATCAGGCAAAGCGTTATCAGTTTGCCGATATTAACGGCGCTGTTACTTCATGCGAAGCACTTAGACCATACTGGTCAAAGTTTCTTGAAAAAGAAATCAGTCTTATGACTCCCGCTGATATTGAGAAGGCTGCTCAACTAAAAGCAGGTAGTGCATTTAAAGCAGAAAGAGACTTGGCATCTATTAGAATCAAGCCTTCAGCAGCAAACGCTTCTACCATCCGTGGAGAAGCAACGATGGTTCTTATCATGGATGAGATGGCTCACATGATGGAAGGTGTTAATAGTAAATCGGGAGCCGATGAAATTCTAGAGGCGGCTCGTCCTGCACTTGACCAGTTTAAAGAAGATGCTCTTATCTTTGAGAACTCTTCTCCATATACTAAGGTAGGAAAGTTCTATAGTAACTATCTCGTCGCAATGGATATTATACCAGATCAAGAGCAACTTTCAAGTGAAATTCTTGACTACCGTATGATGGGTTTTCAGTTTCCTTCATGGGAACTTTACAAGGATTGGGATAAAGATCCAGAACGACGTTTTAAGAATGCAATTGTGCTTTCTCCAAGAGTAGATGAAGCAATGGCTTTGGAAGAAGAACGTAATCCTGAGAAATTTTCAGTTGAGCGTCGTTCTAAGTTTGCAGAAGTCATAGACGGGTTTTTAGATCCAAACAAGGTTGATGATATGTTTAAGCCTTGGAAGAATCGTATATTAAGAACGACTAAGGACCGCGCTGGCTATGGTCCCGGTGTTGTATTTAAGGGGCATTGCGACCCCTCAACAACTACCGCCAACTTTGGTCTGGCAGTTGGGCATGTTGAATATCACGAAGATGAGCAAGGAAGAGAAATACCTCATGTATTCTTTGACCTTATTCACGCATGGATCCCAGCAGACTTCCCAGATCACACAATTAACTACCTTGATGTTCAAGACGAAATCCTTGAAAAGATCTTGCTTTTTAGACCAAAAGAATTTACTTTCGATCAATTCCAATCAAAGGGGCTAATTCAGTGGCTTAGGAAAGAAAGCCGCAAAAAAGGTGCTGGCGAAACAATGATTAGAGAAGTTACTGCTACAGAAAAGTTAAACTTTGCAAGAGCAGATAGGTTTAAAACAGCAATAAACCTCGGTTTGGTACACGCTCCTGCTGATTTCCCCCTCCTTGAACTCGCTAAAAATGAACTAAAGTTTCTTCAGCAGAAGGGAAATCGTGTGGTAAAACAGGAAGTTGGACCTGTAACCACAAAGGATATCGCAGACTGTATAATGGAAGTTGTTGATTCATTAGTTGGCGATTTTGTACAAATGGAGCCATATTCTGAGGGTCTTGTTATGGGTGCGCCCGGTGGATATAACTCTCGTCCCGCAAGCAATGTGCCCGAATCTATGTCTCATTTTTACGAAAGAAAAGCAGAACCGATGCGAGTTCGCAGTGCAAAAAGGGTTCCAAGGCAAAACACTTATAATAAAACACGCCGTCCGACCCTATAATTGGTAGTAAATGCATTTACTAAAGGATAATCTTATGGCAAAAACCGACCTCTCTGCTGCAATCACTCTGGTAAAGCAGAGACCAGATGTGAGATACAGCAATATCGGAAATATTGTTAGAGAACTTACTCAAATGGGATTTGATCCCAAAACAGCAAAAATGGCAGTAATGATGGTATTTCAGGATGGCCCTGAAGTTACCTATCTAAAGTCTTCTGGAGTAAACGCCCTACAGGCAGCCAAGGTGATGTTCAGCACTAATATTGATCTTGGTCAAATCTTAGATGCCCTTCTGGAGATGGGTTATACAAGAGAAGATGCTTCAAATGCTATTGATATGCTCAATACAGATGAAGGTTCTCAGTCAGTTAATCAACATACTGATATTCAAGAGGGGGATGATAATGCTTTTGCAGATTATGCCGATCCCGGATATAAATACGACGATGTGCCTCCCGCTGCACTCCAAGAGTTGCTAAATCATGCAGAATCTAATCGTGATGAAATTGATTCTTCATTTATAAGAACTATGCTAGAAAAGCATAACGTTTCTTCCCAATCAATTCAACAACTCATAAATGAACTGTTTGGCGGAAAGACTTCAAATGTTAATAAAACATCTGTAGAACTCTCTTGGAGAGAACTTGGTCTTACTTTGCAAGATAAGGGAATCTCTCAGGATCAAATTATCGAAGAACTAAAACGTGCTGGGGCAACTGACGAAGAAGCCCATGCCGCATCTCTTCCTAGGGAGCAAGGTGGAGCGGAGGATCAGGGGGACGAAGGATACCCCGGAGCAGACCTATCGGGAATTGGTCCTGAAAGTGATGCCCCAGAAGATCTAGATATGGGTCCAAGTGGTGATTTTCCATATGGTGCTGGAATGGGTGACGAGGGTGGCCCCGGAGGAATCAACGACTCACTAGAGGGCGCTCCCGGTCCAAATGACTTTGAGGCTACTGGTGGGGGTTTTATTGGTGGTCCCGAAGATACTGAAGATGGACAATTCTTTACAGAAGGACAAGATTCTGGTCAGGCTCCAGAGATGGGTTCTGATCAAGATCTAGGATATTGGGGCGGAAGAGGTCAAGATTTTGTTTCCAATGATCCACAAATGACTAAAACTGACTTAGTACAGATTCTGCAAAATGAAGGCGCTAGCGAGGAGGAGGCAAATCAAGTGGCTGAGAATCTAGAACTAGAGGATGATCCTGCGATCAATCCCGGCACTATCGTCAGAGCCAGTGGAAACACAGGAGAGGTAACTGGAGTATGGGATACTCTCTACGGCAAAATGGCGAGTGTAAAATTAGAAAATGGTGGGGAATATGAATTCCCCATTGAAGATTTACAAAAGGTAAGGCAAGATAAACTTGCTGATACTAGAGATGAATTGCTAGACAAGATTGCAGCACACCTTAGCGGTGACTGGTATGACGCTCTAGAGGCTCTACCAGAGGATTATCGAAACACATATTCACAAAGAATTAAGGCTGCAACTAAGTTGCAAAGAGAAGTTCATAACAGAATCTCAACAACTAAAGATGTTGCCGAGATGGGACTTCTTGGAGAGGCTAAGGTTGCCCTTGCTAACGAAATTGTATTTTGTCAGACTCGCCTCGCTAGCGCAGATTTCGTTGGTGAAGATGAATATGTAAATAGCCTACCCAAGTACGAGTTCGGCAAGGAAGCCGCTGGTGGATATGCATTTGGCCCCGGTGGTGGAGAATCAATCGTACTCATTGCTGCGGAAATGGAAGAAGAACTAGAAGCAACTAATTGGAATGAATTCGCTAGAATTGCCTCCGTTGAATTCGTTTCAGACATTTCTCCTGTTCTGATCGGTGATGGACAAGAAGTTGCTAGACTTGCAACTACATTTATTCAGCCTAAAGTTTCTGCTCTTCCCGCAGAGAAGGCTCAAGAAATTGCTAATGAATTCCTTGCAAATGTAGAAAAAGTTCGTCGTTCTTTTGTTATTCAAATGAGAGAAGCGACTGAAAAAATATCAGAAAATGAATCAGAAGCAGAAATTCAAGAATTGATAAATTATGCAAGAGAAGGAATGCGTGTTCTTAGAAGCGGTTCTAAAACAGATGCGGAAGACGGATTTCGTTGGGATAATAATAAGTGGGAACAAGAAATCAATAAATTAAAAGAAGAAATTCTTCTTCATGCCGAAGATATTGTCAATGCTCCCCTTTCGAATTTTGATGACCTAGATAAATATATTCCCGGAGCATCATTTCAAATTGAGCAATATCTAGATTCTTCTGTTGCACATCAGATGGATCCTGATGAAATGAGTCAAATGGCAGAAAATGAGCCTGATGATTTTGTTGATAGATTTGCTGCCTCCACTCTTTTTGAAACCATTGATGAGATTGACGATATGCAAGAAGAGGCAGAAGATGATGAGAAAGAGGGCGAAGAAAAGCCTAAAAAGAAAAAGTCAAACACTGAAATTTCAGATGAAGGATGGTTACTATAATGAGCGATATGTTTGAGAGCCTAGAACTCAATATGAGACAAGAGGCTGAAAGAATTAATCCAACTAAGGCTATTATGGCCTCACAGTTAGAATGCGAACAGCGTTTTGAAAGTTTCGTAGCCAAGAATCCAGAGAGAGTTGATTTCCTTTCTGATGACATTCGTTCAGTTGCGGATAAGTATGCCGCAGAGTATGACATTCCTTCAGAGACTATCTATGATGCAACAGTAACTCATTTAAAAGAGGCTGCTGTTAAGAAGGCAAACCCATATGTTGATCCATTTGCTGGAAAAGACGAAGCACATTCAGATCTAATCAATGATTATGTTGGCTACAATATGGACTTAGATCAGATTGAACTGTATTGGAATCAGTATAAGCCACTTGTACAATCTGCACTTCAGGGGGGCTGGAATCAAGACCAGAATCAATTAGAGATGGAACTTGAGCATCTGAAGAGTGAATTAGATGGTATTGATAGTGAAGAGGAAGGTAGTGATAAGTATTGGTCGCTAGAAGAACAAATTAGTAAGGCTCTAAGCGCCCTTTATGATAGTGGTGTTGATCACTCCTTAGACGAAGCAGCAGGAACTGATTTAAAAGAGGCGACTATCAGGCAGGCTGAATGGGACAAGCCTTGGACCGAAGAAGATGAATCCAAGGAAGAAGATGAAGAGGATGAGGAGTCAGATTCTGAAGAAAAAGAAGAAGAGGACGAAGAAGAAGAAAAGAAAGAATCTTCAGTAGTAAAGACCGCTAACATTGATTGGCAAGACCACGGGGACGATTATTACACTGCCAAGGGACCGCATGGTGAGTGGAATATTGATCCTCAAAGTAGAGAAGAGCAACTTGATATGGGCCTTCTAGACTTTGATCCACCCGATTACCCCGGACGTAGGGAGACTCGCTATCAGTTATCTCACATCCCTCCCGGTTACTACGAGGGGAAGGGAGGTAACTTGATATTCTCGGGGCATGATGTTCGTGATGTTTACGATAGTCTTGATGAAGCATTCGATGCGGCTCATGAATACCAATCAAGATGGAACGAAAGAGATGAAAGAAAGAATTCTTCAGTAAGAGAGGCTAAGGAATGTAATTGCTGGGATGGGTACAAGCGTGTCCCCGGAACTAAGCCTTGCTCTCCCGGCTCTTGTGAGAAGTGTGATGCAGATCGTGAAAAGAAAAAGGCTGCATTTATTTTAGAGAACGCAGATTCCCTTGTACCAGAATGGATTCAAAAGAATGCTGGTTGGAGAGAAATGCTTCGTGGCTTTATGGACCGCAATAATGATGTTGGTTACAATGCTCCAGACTGGTCAAGCAAAGACAAGCCACTGCCTGCTAGAGCAAGAAAGATGGATGAACTAGAGGCTCAAGAGCAACCTACTATTGAATTAAATAGCCCTTCTTCTGAAAAGAGCGAGTATGAAGATATGATTGAAGATCAATCAAGAGCAGAAGAAAAGATGAAAGAAAATGCTCGTAGAAGAAAAGAGATGATTGAGGGGGAGCCTCAATTCAAGACAAGAGGACCAAATCGTTACGATTATCTTCGTGGTGCGAGCGTAAAGGCCTTAGAAGAATTCTATGTTGCTCAGGGAATCCCAGAGAAGACCGCTTCTATTCTCGTTGAAGCCGTTGGCGAGATGGCCCAACTTCAGCAAAATGAACCGGGGCTACCCGCAGGCGCTTCTGATCCAAGCAGAATGAGTATTGATAAAGAAATTGGCGGATCAGAAGGCGAGAAGTACAAAAATTTAGATGTTAAGCAAAAGCAAAAAGAATTGGGATTAGAACATCAAGACTTTACTGACTTTGGTGAGCCAGTTCGTGAGTTTATTCAGCCCGGTGGAGAAGCACCTTATTCTGAAAATACTAAAGATAAAGAAAAGGCTCAGGCCACTTCAGATATGAACGCTAAGGGTGTTAAGCAAGAGGATAATGCTCCAAAAAAATCTTCAATAATTTTATCAAATGACAAGGCAATGGAATTTGATAGGCTCGGAGATTTTGCGTATGGATCAACTAAAGATGGGATGTATGCTGTAGTGCTTAATGCCAGTAATGGACAAAAGATAAAAGAGTTTCATGGCGAAACAGCACATCAAGATGCTCAAAGGCACGCATACGATTTAGCATCTGAAAATCAAAGAAACAAAAGAGACCCTATTTTTGGAAGCGATTCAAAAAAATCTAGCGCCTCTGTCAAGGAGGCATCCGATCTAAATCTAGTACCACCAGAAGGTGTGCGTAGTGCTGCAAGGCGTGGCATTAAGTATCACTCAGAAGGTAAGGCTGGAGATGGATTTGAATCAGCAACCCTAACTAGAGCAAAGAAAATTGCCGAAGGGCAAGAATTAACTCCCGAGCATGTAAAGCGTATGCACTCATTCTTTGAGCGTCATGCGGGTGGTCGTTCGCAAAAAGCAAAGCAAGGCGAAATAACTCCTTGGGATGTTGCTTGGTTAGCATGGGGCGGAAACGCCGGTCGCACTTGGGCTGCTGCTAAAGTTAAGCAAATAGAAAATGCTAAGACTTCAGCAAATAGAAGTGATGAAATAGAAGAGATTGAAAAAGAGATTGCTAAACTAAAACGCGGCGTGCTTGACGGTGGGTATATTTATCCCGGCGATGATGATATCGCTTCTGACGAATTAGCCGATTTGCATAAGCGTCTTAAGGAATTAAAGCAAGAAAATTCTAAAGAAGGCGCAGCACCTCTAGATTTTGATCTAATAGACAATGAAGTTGAAAAACTTATGTCTGATGGTATGACCCCAGAACAAGCAATCCAGTCACTTGGAGTATATGATGATAATTTCATTGGCTGGGGATCTGGTTCTAAAAGATAATGTGTGGTATGATATACCTATCAACAGTTTGGATATAATATAAATGCCAGAATTTCCTCATCTTTCATCAGATCAGAAGGTAAAAGCAATTCAGGAAATGGGAGGTACGCTCCCTAAGCACGACCTTCGTAAGAAGATTGCGGCTTGGGAGTCGTACAACCTTGCTACTAGTGACCCTAACGGTCCTGACAGTCTAGAGAACACAATTAAAGATATGAGAGCCAACCGCGCTCTTGCGTCTGAGTTCTCTAGAAACCGTAGGGTTTCTTCTATTAACAAAACAGCAGCGGGCGGTGGAGACTATATTGCTGCTATTCCTCGTTTTTACGATCCGGTGGAATACTGGGAACTCTCTGGTATTCCTTGGAATATTCAAAATGATACGCATCGTCAGAAGTTGTATCAGTGGCTGCGTCTATACTACATGACGCATTACCTTGTTCCTATCTTGATTGATATTTTTACTAGGTTCCCCTTAGTAGGAATGGAACTAAGTTCTAAAGATCCAAAACTCACACAATGGTACGAGGATCTTTTCTTTGATCGTCTTGACTATCAGGAATTCCTTGTACGTCTTGGCCGTGAATACTGGACAGTGGGACAGGCATTTCCTCTCGGCTCATTTAATGAGACTCTTGGTATTTGGGAAAGAGAAGAACTTATCAATCCAGAAGATGTGGTACTAAAGCAGTATCCGCTTCTTGGAACTCAGCAGTTTGAGATTAAACCACCTGAATTCCTAAAGGAACTCGCGGCAAAGAAGAGTCCTACTACAGACTACGAAACTCTTGTTCAGGATTGGCCGGAACTTATTCCATATTTGATCAAGAATGAAAATATTCCTGTTTCGAACGTTCTTATGAAGCAGGTTGCTTTCAAGATTAACGATTGGGACATTCACGGAACCCCTCTGCTTCTTAGAGGATTACGCACACTTATGCATGAAGAGAAGTTGCTTGCTTCTCAGGATGCTATTGCAGAGCGTTTGTACTCCCCACTGATTCTAGCCAAGTTAGGTGTTCAGGATATTGGAGATGGTGTACCTTGGATGCCCGGTCCAGATGAGTGTGAGGCCTTCCGCGATGATATTGATATCGCTCTCGCTTCAGACTTCCGTGTTCTTGTCCACCACTTCGGCGTAGATATTCAAAATGTATTTGGTCGTGAGCAGATGCCAAATCTAGGCGATGACTTCGACAGAATTGAACGTCGTTTAATGCAGTTGTTTGGTGTAAACCCAAGCCTACTTTCTGCTGGTTCTAATGCACAACCATATGCATCATCAGCACTACAGGCTGAGTTCCTTAATCAAATCCTTCGTACATACCAGAACTTCTTGAAGAGGCACTTCATGGACCGCGCCCGAGTTGTTGCTGAGGCTAATGAACATTACGATTACGAACAGCGTGGTGATACTCGCGTCCCAATCATGGAAGAGCATATTGAATATGATGAAGAGGGCAACATCATGGTTGTCGAACGACACAAATTGCTTATTCCAGAAATTAACATGAAAGTTCTTGATCTTAGAGATGAGGCTACTCAGCGTCAATTCCTTGCCCAACTCAAGGCTTCTGGAGTTCCTATTTCAGATCAGACATTTATGGTTGGTCTGCCTTACACCTTCAAGGAAGAACTTGCAAGGTTTGAAGAAGAGGCTATCGAAAAGACTGTTGCACAGCAAGAGGCTAAGGTCAAGATTTATCGTCTGCTTAAGGCTCAGAATCTTCCCATTCCTCCAGACTTGTTGCAGGAAATCATTATGTCTGGACTAGATCCTAATGCTGGTCTTGACCCAAATCAATTCCCCGGTATGGATGAAGAAATGGTCCCCGGTGGTGGAATGATGCCGCCAGCAGAAGGTGAAGAGGGTGCCCCAGAGCAAGGCCCCGGTGGCATTCTTATCCCACCAGAGCCGGGTGGTACAACTCCAGCCGCACAGCCAATAAGCCCAACTCCGGGCGGTATGCCTGAAGTTTCTAATGAAAGAACTCCCATCCAACCTCCGGGCGGAAGATCAAGTATGAGTAAAGTCCTTGAAGAGAAGGACGGTAGGCTTGTAGAAAAGATAAACCGCCCAAAGAATGCTAAAAAGATTTCATTAATCAGAGATGATATACTTCCAGAAGAAGTAAAAGATGATAACATCTCTAGTGAAGATGAAAAAGAATAGTTAATTCTCTAATCAAGGAGTTACTTAATGGGTACTAATACCCCAGATGGTAAATCGTCAGTGTCACCACTAGACGAGTATAAAGACATAATTATTGACTGTTATGTGGATGGAATGACTGCTGGGGCAATTTCCCGCTTTCTTACAGATCGTTATGGTCTTTCCACTTCTGATCGTTCTGTGCGCCGAGCAATTGATCGTTGGGATAGTGAAATCTTTTCATTCGATGCAGATAAGTCTCCCATCAAGAGAGCAAAGCGTCGTCTGGAAGAGGAAGAGACAGAAGAGGATCGCATTCATGATGAGTTGCTTACAGCGAATAGAGAAATTGTTCGTCTAAATGCTGATAAGCGTCATACCCTTAAGATGATTAAGGAATATGAAAAGATCGTTGATGATAAGGATCGTATTGCAGATCGCATTGTTCAGGTAATTGAATCAAATCCCTATGAGCCAGTATTCCGTGTAGGACCAAACCCCGCTATCGGTGACGATCCTCACACCATGTTTGCTCTAATTTCAGACGCCCACTACGGAGAGACTGTAGATATGTTTGATATTAAGTATAATATGGATATCTGTGATCGTCGTATGGAATTTCTCGCTCAGAAGATTTCTCGCTTCTATGAAATCAAGAGTAATGATTATCCAGTCAATAAGATCGTTCTAGCGTTTCTTGGCGATATGATTAGTGGGAATATCCACGAAGAGTTGGCTGAGAGCAATGAGACTCCAGTTTCTGACCAGTTTGTACGAATGGCACATCTTATGGTAGATATGATTGGTTCAATGTCTGAGATATTCCCAGAGGTTGAAGTTGTTATCATGCCGGGTAATCACCCTCGCATTCACCACAAGCCACGCCACAAGAATAAGTATGATAATCTTGAATACATGATGGGTATGATGGTGAAGGCTATCGTTGAGCCAATTAAGAATGTCAAAGTTATCGTACCAAAGGATATGATTTATATTCATGAGATTGCAGGCCACCGCGTCGGCATGACTCACGGTGATGGTTATAAGTCATCAAGTTTTGCAGGTATTCCATTCTATGGGCTTGCAAAGAAAAGGGCGGCTTTTCAGGAGGGTCTTAAGAGTCTTGGGATGCCGTCAGTTGATATGCTAGTAATGGGTCACTTCCACCAGTTGCTTTGGTGGCCCGGTCGTGGATGTGATCTTGTAGTGAATGGTTCCATTAAGGGGCCAGATGAGTATGCATTTGATACTATGCACGCAGGAGATGAGGCACAACAGGCTCTCATCACTATGAATCGCAAGCATGGTATTACATCTTTTGAACGTATTAATCTCGGATCAATTCAATAGGAGTTAAATTGTCTAGTCAGGGCAACAACAGGAATAATAACAATAAGCGACGTAAGCACAACAACAATAATTGGACAGCGTATAAGCATTATCCGCGTTCTGTCTGTGTTACTGTATATGATATGCAAGGTTCGCCAATTTCTGATGATATTGTAAAGCGTATTGTTTCTCAGGTTGAGGAGTCTATTAAGGGAAGCAATCTCAATAGTCTTGCTATTGCTGTAAATAAGGGGTAGTTATGACAGTTATTAAGGTTAGTGTTGGTTTGACCTCTAAGGTTACAAATCCAAGAAACCAATATGAAAATGTTGTTTTCTCTCGTTCTTTTGCTCATGAAGAGCCTTTGGCTCCTCGTCCAGATACGGAAGAAGAGCAGGAGGCTTATGATGAGTATGTCAGGACTCGTCGTGCTGAGATTGAGGATGAACTTCGTCGTCATGCTGAAGATTCTATTCAGCAAGAGATTGATGATTTTTATGAGAACATGACAGGCGAACAGTCTAACTAGATATGATTATTGGATTACATGGAGGTAAGCGGGCTGGAAAAGATACCGCTTACAATTTTATTCAATCCGTATATCCTCATGCTCAAAGGTTAGCATTTGCTGACAAGATCAAGGAGAGCCTAGCGGCTCTCTTTGGCGTTTCAATAAGAGAAATAAACACACTAAAGGAAGAGCGGGGCGTCTTTAAGATTGAAAGTCAGAGTTTTGAGCATTCATACACTTGGAGAAGTTTTGCTCAAAGGTATGGTACAGAAGCGCACCGAGATATTTTCGGTGATGATTTTTGGGTAGATATGATATTACCCAGAGAGCCTACCGTTCCAGATGATGAATTGTGGATTATTACGGATGTTCGTTTTAAGAATGAAGCAGAGAGAATTAAACATCTTGGCGGTCATATTATTCGCATAAATAGGCCCGATCTATTTCATAATGATTCTCATATTTCTGAAGAACGTTTGCCTGATGAATACTTTTCTTATATAATAGATAATAAAAGTTCTTTGAATCAATTTAAAGAAAGGGTGCTTGAGGTTGTTAGTGAGTTGATTATTCCCTCATAAATATATCATGACTATGAACAAAGATGAGTTCGATGATCTTTTTGACCCAGAGATGGTTGAAGAATTTCGCGCTCAGTTTAATGAATTGCACATAAAGAATCAGCAAGAAAAGATTTCACAAGATCCTTATCAAAAATGGTTTTCTGAACTTTCTCAAGCATTTGCTGAACAAGGTATTAAATACTTTAGAGAACCAGATTCTGAAGTAATGTATGTGCAGTTAACCCGGAATTTTGAAGTAGAGCAGAGAACAGAATCAATTACAATCCGGGAAGTGGAAGAATATATGAATATAGGAATCCCTCCGTCAGCGGTTGCTGCGGCAATTCGCGCTGGGCTTATTAGTCCAGTATTTAGATTTTGGAAAGAGGTGGATGATGAGTCAGATGATTAGAATTCGCATTGATAAAGATAACGAGATGCCGTTTGAAACAAAAGTTAATGCGACTGATAGAATATCTATTGTAATAGATGATATGGGTATCTCAGTTAGATCTGATGGAGAAAGATTAGATCTAGCAGAAAAGTCTGCCAGCGTAGAAACTCCCGAGGTTGAGGATTTTAACAATCAATTAACATTGTTTGATTCTAAGCCGTGGAAATTTTAAATAAGAAAGGTAATTATGTCAGAAGAAGAGAAGCAAGCACAAGAAGAGCCTTCGGCTTCTAACAATAAGGGTATTTCAGTCGGGATTAGTGAACATCCTCTGTATGGTCTTGGAGTTAAGTTGCTTGTCACAGATATTAATGGTAATAAGAGTGAATTGTTTCTAAATGTTGATGAAGCAATCAATTTTGCCGGAAGATTTAATAGCATTGCTAATCTAGCCTTTGTTCTTGGACAACTGGCTGGTATGATGCAAGGAGCAGCAGCAGCGGGAGCCGTTGGTGGTGGTTCCTTAATTACACCATAGGGAGTTAGTTAGATGAGTGATAATAAAGATAAGCCAATTAAAGTTAAAGTAATGGATCCGGTTAGAGATGGTATCCCCGAAGGAACCACTACTGGACCTTTGAAGTATCTTGGCACCGATATGCATTCACGAAAGATTCTAGAGGGTAAGTTCTCTTCAAATGTTACTCCAAGAAATTTTGGCAAGTCTCCACTACCAAAAGAGGAATGGGGCTGCGATGAACCAGATTGTTCTGGCCCTCATCGTCATTATTTAACAAGATGTGACAAGTGTGGAATGAGAAGGCCATTCTAGTTATGAAATCACTTTTAAGTTTATTTAAGTCAGATGTAACGACACCCCTAAAGGAATACGTTGAAAAAGACACCTTTACAGGTGTGTGGGGTGATGTATCTCGTCTTGTGTTTGAGGGTAAATACAGCCGTGTTTTCCTTGGCAAACCTCGCGTGGTGGCGATTCAGTCATCTCGTCCGATGTGGGATTCATTTAAATATCCCTCTCCCTTTAGAGAGTTGTCGGAATTGTTTGGTCATAAGATTGAGGATGACTCTGCTTTAGAAGAACAGGTTCCAATCTTTGCTGGAAGAATTTGTTATCAATCATTTGGTGACAAGGCAGGGCGAAAGAATGCGTCAGACTATCTTGAACATATTATGGAAGTGGGTCACTATTCAATTTTAGAACATACTCATGTTTCCATCTATGTTGATAGAGTCCCGCGTTATTGGAGTCATGAACAGGTCAGGCATCGTCATTTTAATTATTCACAACTTTCTCAAAGATTTTTTGTACCCGACAAGGTTGAGTTAGTTATTCCTCCCGCTCTGTGGAGAGAGAAGAATATTGAGAAGGAGTTTTTGAATTATGGCGAAAAGGTTGGAAAGAAGTATGTTGATAACCTTAGCGATCTTTACAATAGTATTGGGGAGGACTCTTTTGCACTTAAGAAGCAAAGCCGAGAGGCGGCGAGAGCAATCCTTCCAGAATGTACGGAAACAAAGATGGTTATCACAGGCAATCTTAGGTCTTGGTATGAATATCTACAAAAGCGCGACACCCCAGAAGCAGATGCTATGTTCCAAGAAGTTGCAAAACTTGTCCGTATACAACTTCAAAGAATCGCGCCAAACGTATTCAGATCACAGGAAGGATAAACAAATGGAGCCATTGGGAGAAGGTCGCAACCCGCCTGAAGAAATTAAAGGCTGGAAAGAAAAGAAAGTTTGGCAAGACCCCGAAACGCACACTCCGGGCAAATGCCACATCTCTGGAGATAAATTGCATGTTATTGCAAAGACAAAAAAGCGTGGACTCTCAATATGGGCTTCAAAAAATGCAGATGGTGATTTATTCCGTTTAGCATCGCGGTCTGCTAAGGAAAAGGCTCTTTCTAACGAAAAGAACGAAAATTTAAGTAGTGAGTGAAGATAAAGAAAAAGACCCGTGGCGTTTTTATCAAGCAGAGCATCTTTGGAAAAAGATGGCAGAAGCACTTGAACAAAAAGAAATCGCTGAACAAAAGTTGTATCTTTCAAATAAGTTAGTTAATCTATTCTTGGAAAGAGATGAACTAATGCAGTTGTTTCATGAATCAAAATCTGATAAGATTAAGAAAACTATGATGGAGAATCTTTCAGCAGTAAATAGTCAGATAGATAGTTTATTAATTTATTTACGAGAGGGTGATGATGAGCAAGTATGATGGTCTTTGGGAGACTCTAGAAGATTTGCTACCAGATGATTGGGAGATGGAAGGCAATGACCCTTTCGACTTTCACCTAATTTGCCCCCACGGTGAATATGTAGAGATGGATGGTTGGTGCCCTGTAGGATGCACATCCCCATTTCGTAAGATGGGACTAATTTAAGTTAGTTAGATAGTTAAATCCTATTAAATTCTATTAGAAAGTTAGTTAGATAATTATTATGCCTAAAGATGATAAAGTGCCCGACAAGTTAAAGATGATTATAAATGCCAATTGGGAAACGGCAAAAGAGATGAACATCAGCGAGATGGCAATCGTGATTATGGAGGGCATTCACAACCTTCTTAGCGCCATCGGTTCTGAAGTGGATATTAAAATGGCTAAAATTCCACCCGACGAGTTGGCAGAGATCGTAGACACTCCAAATGGAAGGGCGATTGTTTCTTCTCTTTCTGAATTTGCAAGCGCGATGGCAACCGTCCTTGTTTCTATCGAACAAATGCAGGCTCTATTCCCCGATCAATACAAGGCGCAGATTGACGAGTTTAAGAAGCGCGTTGATAAGAAAATCGGGGAGCAAGAGGAGGCTATCGTTGAGGAGTTTATCCGCTCCATTCCAGACGCTCCTCCTCTTGACGAGAAGTAGAGGTCAGCGTTTGTACGCCCCCGTGGACTCAGCGTTTAAACGCCCCGCGAATATCTCCGTATAAATGCGATTATAGTTACACTTGCATCTCCTATAGTACCTATGCTAAGTTACTGTTATATCGTCAATACGACCTAAAGGAGATTCATATGTCTAGTGCAACTGTTACTGAGGAGAAGCGTGGCCGGGGCCGTCCCCGCACTAAGTCCCTTCACCGTGTTGAGTCCGGTGTATATGAGTCCAAGGATGGGCGCTTTATGATTCGCGGCATTGGTAAGCGTGGCCGCAAGCAGGAGTGGCGTGTGTATGACAACTTTGAGAAGGCATGGACTCCTGCCGACTCTACGTTTCACTCTCTTAACTTTATGCTGACTATCCTTTCAGCAGAATACCCGGACTCGTTCTAGGAGGTAAGTTATGCGATTTGATGAGATTATTCCTGCGAAATCTATGGGCGATATGGTCCCATTTGACTTCGTGGACGACAAGCCTGCGGAGGTGCGGCATTGTACCCGGTGCGATGCTCGCCTCTCACGGTATAACCCCGAGGCACAATGTTCCCCTTGTCTGACTAAAGAGAGGGATGTGATCGCAGATAGTCTAAATGCGATCTTTGATGAGGCCTTGACAGTAGAGAGTTAGGTAGGTAACTTATGGGTAAGAAACGAGTGAGTAACAAACTTACTAAGAGAAATGTTAAGTCAAAGGAGGTTGATATGCAGACCAAGGTTGCGCCCGTTCGCGGTGACACGATTAGTTTTTGGAATAGCGAGGGTGGCTTTCGATATGCACTTGTGCTTGCGGCACAGGATAAGGAAGCAACTATTCTTACATCAGACAATGATCGCATTACGCTTCCTTTTGAGGATCTAAACGAGGTGCATGATAACCGTATGGAGTTGCTTCGCTCTCTGCCCGAGGACGAGGCTATTAACCATCGTGAGGATTACTTGGGAAAGTGGATTGCCAAGTGTCAGGAGCGAGCCGATCAGGCTGCTATTGCTCGCGGTGCCCCCGTTGATGAGTATGGTCGCGTCCTTCGGTACAAGCCGGGGCGCAAGCAGAGCGACGAGAAGGCTCAGAGGATTGCTGCTGTACGCGACGAGTTTATCCTCTTTGTAGAGGAGTCAGACCAGCCTGTTACTAAGAAGCATATTGGCGACCTTATCCCGGCTTCGATCTATTCCGAGGTAATCAACGCTGCGGTTGAGACAGGCAAGGTAGTTAAGAACGGCACCAAGCGAGGGACAAACTATACTGTCCCCGGTCGCACTTATGAGGTTATCGTTGAGGACAAGACGCCTACGGTTGATACTGATGTGATGAATGTTATTGTTCAGTTTATCTCAGACAATGGGCCAACGTCTAAGGCAGAACTCATCTCGCACTTCGGTCTTTCGACTACTGAGTGGACTAGCGTGCGTTATGTTCTACAGAACGATGAGCGTGTAAACATTGAGGGAGAGCGTAGGGGTACTCGTTATGTCCGAGCCTAGCCCAAAGAACGCAGATTTGTTCTATAGGGCTTGGAAGGCTATATCTCGTCGTGCAAATGAGGCGCACCGCGATTACCTCATAGCGAGGGATATAGCAAGCACCATTCGCAAACCCAACGTACCAGACTTCCCCGGAAGTAAAGACATTCTCAAAGTAGAGATGCAGATGGAATCCTACAATGCTATTCAGACTAGAGTTAGATTCTACAAAGAGCGATGGTCTCGACTAGATAGAGCAAGTAAGGCGGCATGGGCAGCGTGGAAAGAGATTGTTAATGACTGACTTGGTTAGAGCAGCGGGTTTATTCGTTGCTCTCGTCTGCTTCTTTTTCGGCACCTTTTATTTGCTTACAGGAGATTGGAACGCCGGGGTATGGGCTATAATCTCAGGAATGTTATTGATGTTCATAAGGACATTTATAGTTATAGATGAAGATGACGAGGATGACTTGACTTAAGATATGTAAGTTGATAGAGTTACTTCGTAAGTTAGATAGATCAAACAAAGGAGATTACATGCGTAAGGTTCGTCGTACAGGTGTTAGCAAGCCGCGTAAGGTTCGTGTTGCTAAGATGAAGGTCAGCAAGCCTCGCAAGGCTAGCGTTCCTAAGCCAAACTTTTGGCACGCCCGATGATTTATACGAGCATTTGCTTTTAGCCAACGACCTATGCTATGCTGTCTGAGCGACAGAGCAATAGGGGGAGAGGAGGAAAGATGGACACAAAGACTACTGTATGTATGTGTGGTCATACGGTTGAGACCGACAAAGTGGTGCTGATTAACCCAGCAACCAAGGCAGTTACTTGGACTGAGGGGCTTCCATATTGCGAAAACTGTATTCCTGTTACAAAGGAGGACTTGTAGTGTCGTTTCATATGCCAGATTCTTATTACGACCCGCCTGAGTATTCTTTTCAGAAGCAGGCAGAACTCGTCTATGAGCGCGGTTTGTACGGGCTGTATGATACAGACCCCGAAACGGGAGATATCATCAACTACGACAAGGTTCCAGACGAGATTGGTACTCAGGAGGAGATTCAGAGTTTGTACGACAGTATCGTTAAGGATGAGCCAGAGGCATCTAAACGATACATCGTTGCTGAGTTGAGTTTTGAGGCTTGTTGTGATATCGCTGAGTCTGAGTATGAGGCTGCAAGTGGATGGTACGATGATGAACCCCGCGAGCCTGATTTCCCCTGTGATTATGATGATGGTCACTACTAGGGCTTGATTCCCCCTAATGGGTATGCTATGCTTCCTTCGTAAGCAAGCGAGAGGGGATTCTAATGGAGTTCAGCAAGCGACAGGCCGGTGGTATCCAGAAGTTCTTTGAGGACATTCGTGTTCCCGAGGAGCAGAGGGATGCTCACCGGCTTCGTCTTGTCGGGGCTGTTGATCGCGGTCCCGGTAACTACACTACCTGCGAGGTGTGTGGTCACGGTGGAATCCGGTATGAGTTCCACCTTTCTGATGTGGACAATGGGGGCGACCTCATCGCCGGTTCCAACTGCATTGAGACCTTCCTTGGTGCAAACAAGCACCTTGTTGGTGAGGTAAAGGATGAGGCCAAGCGTCTTATTCGGCAGGCTCGTAAGAACAAGGCTACTGACGACCGTAAACTTCTCAGGGAAAAGAACCTTCACGACCTTAAGATCGCTCGCGGGATGATTCACGACTTCGCGGTACAAACGGGGTCTGACGAGAGCAGGGTTTTGGAGATGCTGGATGGTTGCATTGAGAACAACTACCCGTTTACCGAGCCTCGTAGGCGTTGGGCAAGAGATAGGGTCCGTCACCTTCGGACCTTGCCTGTTAAGTGATTCTATGCTACGCTACTCCCGTAGCGATGAAAGGAGATGGATAGATGATGAATGTGACTTTTATTGGAGATTATTTCACCCTCACAACTTCGGTGATTGCTCCTCCTGATTTTGACCGGGAGGTTGCGATTGAGGAGGCCGCTTCTCTGATTGAGGGTTATTATGGCTGGGACGTTATGAAGTTTTCTAACGATATTGAGGTGGAGTAGTGAGTTCTTACATCCAGATTCGTACTGTTGATGGGCGCACCCTTTATACTGATTGGGAGAACACTACTGAGTGGGCTAGGGAGAATCCCGAGCCTGCAAAGCAGCGTCGTCTTATTGATTTTCAGAAGCATCTTTCTGTGGGTAAGCCTTTCATGGCAAGACGGTCGTTTATCCGCGATGCTGCTCCTGTTTACGAGTGCGTCGTGCCTCTGAGCGGAGTTGCATCTCTTAGCGTTATCTCTAGCGATTGGGAAAACGTGCTTGATGAGGGGCAGATGCCTGTTTATCTGTACGAGGACGAGATTCGTGCGCTAATCAATGGCACGATTGCTGGTCTGGATTATACCCCTCCCGCTTTGGAGAGTGCTATCGCGGCTCTGACTGAGTGTTTAGATGAGCAGGACGAGGGTTGGCACTAGCCCTTGACTTTTAGAATCCATACTGTATGCTTCTAGGGAAGCAATCAACGAGAGGAGACTGTAATGAGTTTTGAGGATTGGCCCGCAGACATTGAGACTCTGGTGGACGAGAAGGCCACCGAGGCTGTCTATAACAGCGAGTCGTTTATCCGCGATATCGCTGAGACTGTCGTGGATGAGTCTGACATTGATGGTCGCGTGCAGGACTACATTGACAACAACCTTGACTTCTCTGACGGAGTTGAGGAGGCCCTTCGCTATCGCACCTTCGATTCCGACGACATTGACGACTTCGACTCCCGTGTGGAGTATGTCGTTGAGGGTATGCTCAACGAGCGCATGGACGACGAGGCCGTTTCCATTCAGTTTATTCAGCGTCTAGAGGCTGTGGAGGAGGAGAATAAGGCTCTGAGGAGCATTCTCACTAAGGTCGCTCTTGTCCTGAGCGGCGACTACTCGCTCATGCAGTTCTCTACTCCGACTCCCGCCTTTGAGCAGCAGGCCGTGGACACCCCAGAGGAGCAGCCCGAGTTCTTCGGCGCGGCCATTTAGATCGGTTGCCCCCTATCCCTTGACACGGGGATAGGGGGCTGCTAATCTACAGGTGTGTGGCAAGCAGACTTTGGAGTGAGTATGAGTAAGTTCTATGTTTCAGTTGTGGAGGACCAAGTTGTGATTGATTCGGGAGATAGCACTTTCGGGTTTATCCTATCTCTCTATCCAGACGAGGCTATGAGTTTGGCTAACTCTATCCTTGATGCGTCTAAAGCAGCAGCGTCTAATGTCCCCGGAGAGGAAGTCTGGGGTACTTACGACAATCGTTTCTTTGATGATCGCCATTCAGATCATCTTTCGGGAGAGGTCAGTTACGTTTATTCAGAGTCCGACTAAGGCTTGCATTTCTAGATTGAGTGCTGTATGCTTGTTGGGCAAGCGAGAAAGGAGATAGATTCATGGGTGACTACACTTTTGTATTTCTTGTCGGTAATCTCTCTACGGGGTACATGGCTTATGGCCCCTACGAAAGTCTTGGCGAGGCGTGTGATGCTCACGACTTTGAGGATGGTTGGGTTATGCAGGTTCATAAGAAGGTAATGGCAACTAGCCGCTCTGACGAGTCCTGATAGGACGAAACGCCGAGAGGCGTCAGCGGTTCTCACGACCTACTAGGCGAGGGCTACCACTCTTGACCTAGTGGGGTGGAGGAATCTCCGTAAGAAACCGATTGGTAGGTCGGGAAATCCTAACAACCAATATGGGACGTTAGGCGCGAGAGCCATTTATACTAATAATAAGTAAACTAAAGGAATCGGTTGTCGGTGACGGGTGAGCAGGGAGCGGGCATTGTTACGTCAAGCCTACCTTTGACTTGATTGTGGAACCGTCTATAATACTCATGCCCCTAATGGTCTAGCGGCAACGACGCCGGTAACGCACAAGGACGCTTGGCTTACGCGGAAGTTTATCGCGGGTTCGACTCCCGCTAGGGGTAGTATAAATCATTAAAGGAGGCTTTTATGTGTGGATGTGGATGCTCTAATAATGAGTGGTTTAATAAGCCTATCTATAAGAGGGCATGGGATAACCCCCATAGGCGTTACTTCTGCGATGATACAATCTCTATTTGGCAGCGTATTTATTGTGCCGATAGTAAAGGACGTTATGCTGAGAGGGCTATCGCTTACCTTTGGCTTGCATCCCCCACAAGTTGCTGTTGCACATGCGGCACCTGTTCTGGTTGGCGTGGAGTATAAACGAGTAGTTGCAGTTGGTTGGTTGATCTGATACCATCTATTCAGATGGAAAACGAAAGGAGCAATATGAGTGACTATGTATCGGAGAGTCTTAAGGCTCTAGAGGAGAAGTACGACAAGTCCACGGTGGTTGGTGTGGTCACGACGACCCTTCCTATTACCGCGCATATGGTGGACGCTGTGCTTGTCGGGGCTTTTGATGGTTCCTATGGCGCTTCCTTCTATTGGGCTGACGCTCTAAACATTAAGGTAACTAAGCCTGAGAGTGGAGACATTCTTGATGAACTGTGGTACGAGGTTACTCTCCGCGAGAATGAGGATGTGGCTGAGACCGAATCCCCTATTTATACGGTCAATGCTGAGAATCTGACTAAGGCTTTCCAGACCTTTGTTCAGGAGGAGCCTCCTGCTAACACCAGCATCACCGGCTACATTCAGCGTGCCCTTCGTGAGAACGACCCCGGCTATCTTGACGCAGACTGCGCCGATGTTCTGGTTCAGATTGCTGTGTTCGGTCGGCTCATCTACGGATAGGTGATTTAGATGATGTATGCTTGGTATTGGAACGAGGAACCCGACTTTGCCCTTCCTCATGCAGACCATATTGAGGTCATGGATGAGGAGGGTGGAGAGGTCTGTATCATCGTTGTCCGTAAGGATGTGAAGGGCGACCGTAGCGTTTACATGAAGCAAGCAGAGGAGAAGGCCCGCAAGATTGTCAATGCTCTGATTGCCCTAGAGGAAGGCAAATAAACGAGCAGTTGCACTTTTGGATTCCATACTGTATGATGCTAGAGCATCAAGCAAAGGAGATGATCGTGACCAACAAGCAGCGAAAGAAGTTCCGGCAGGACACCAGCACGACCGGCCAGCGGTTCGCTATCATGCACTCTCAGACGCATGGCATCCAGAGTCGCAAGACCCAGCGCCGTAAGGCCAAGCAGCAGGCCCGCGTGAGTGGGTGGGATGCCTAATGTGTGAGTCCTATGGTTCTGTTAGCAAGGCTGTGCTGCAAGACTTCCGCGAGACTTTTCAGGAGACCGTGGAGTACGATGCAGGCATCACCTTTACTCCGTATGTGGACCCCTTCGATGGGAGCATCTATGGTGTGGTCATTTATTCCAATAACAATGCAGAGTATGTGGGCAAGGTATTCGCTAACATCGCATGGGAGTATTGGGATAAGAACGTGGACAGCGTTTATTGGCCCTCTCCCTGCGAGTTGGTGGATGAGTTGTTCGACACTTATCTCCCTGACTCTTTTGATATGACCGGGGCGTGGACAAACGCATTTGCTCAGGAAGTGTATGAAACTGCTCAGGCGCTTGTTGAGCAGAAGTTTCGACCGATTCTAAACGAAAAGTACGATTCTTACGAAAGGAAGGCATAATATGATTGGTACCAATAACGATGTAAACGGTGTGGCCTATATCTACAAGGTGGAGCGTGATGCAGGAAAGGATTACGCTCGCACTTACGAGGTCGGCATCTTTGCCAAGCCGGGTGGTCGTATAAACATCCTGATTGAGTCCACGACTGCCCACGGCACTAAGACCAATGTGGGCAGCATCGTTATTCCCCTTCCTGACGACTCTGATGAGCGTGGTATGCTCGCTGAGTATATCTCTACGATCATTCGGGAGGCCTAGTCATGGGTCGTGTGATCTGGATGAGCGCCGCTGACGGCAGTTGGGGTGGATGCGACGAGGATGATCTTATCGTGATTGATGAGAGCGAGTTCACGGATGCTGAGTTTGATTCTCTGCATGAGGCGGTGAATGAGGCTGAGGTTTACGAGATTCTGATGAGGGTCAATCAGCGCAGCAAGCGTACCCGCATCTAAACGAGTAGTTGCAATCGGCAGACTTGATCTGCTACACTTGACGAGCAAGCAACAAAGGAGGCAGTAATGAGTAGGTCTGGTATGCGCGTGAAGGTGGGACAGGTTCCCGTTGATTCTGGTCAGGTGTTCGTTGTGGACCCCTGCTACGTCCTTGACGGCGAGTACGGTGAGGATTCCCCATATGGTCGCGCTTGTGCGGCTAGCCTGAGCGACGAGCGGGCGGGGCAGTTCTCTACTCAGGGTCGTTTTTCTGATGCGGTCTGCACCAGCACCGGCTGGGGTGACGGCGTTTATCCGGTGTTCGTTGAGTACGACAACGATGGTCGTGTCGCTCGCCTCATCGTGGAGTTCGACTTTGAGATGGACGAGGACGACGATGAGGACTATTGATCGTATCTACGGCGAGGGCTTCGTGTACGACATTTATCCCGCGATGGATGATAGGTGCTGGGATATCTGGTATCATGGTGGTCCCGGCGACGGTGGGGAGGTAGAGACTATGATTGCTACCCTGCCTGATGCTATCCACTATGCTCTGAACGATTACGAGGCTGGTGGACTTCGACTGCACATTCCTACACCGGAGGTTATGTAATGACTACCAACGACTTTTGGAACCGAGATGTAAACGTGACTCTGCCGATTGAGGACTTGGACTACATTCTTTGGTCTCTCTGGCAGAATGTTGAGGAGATTCGTGACTCCTCATCTTACGAGGATGCTGACGAGCAGAATGTTGAGTTTATTCAGTCACTCATTGATAGCCTGCGCTCACAGGCTGGCTACCCCGAGGATGGAGAATAAACATGCTAGAGCCTGACTACTATTTCCAAGGTCTTGCGTGCTATCTTTCATGCGATGTTGGTTCTAACGACGACTGTGGCTATCGGGACGATGCAGGCCACACTCTAGATGAGCCGTTCGATATCTACAATGAAGTTGTGGGCGTTTATACTGAATGGAGAAACCGATGATGTGGAAGGTTATTCTTTACGCTTCGCTTTCTGTGATTGGAAGTGTTATGCTGTATAACGTGGTAACGCTTGGTTTGCCTGCTCGCTGCGATAATGAGTGTATCGCAGCCATGAAGCAGGAGGCTAAGTATCGTATGAATCACCCAGACTACTACGGACGCTAGGAGGAAAGATGAGTAAGGATTGGACAACTGAGATTGAGTCGTTTATTCCACTAGAGGTTACGAACGACGACCAGACTGTGAAGGTTGAGTGGGACTACATTGGCGAGGGATGGTATGGGGACTTCGACCCTACCGACCCTACCGACGAGCCTCTGCTTCGCTTCTCTGTGCTGACCAAGGAGCCTGATGGTGATTGGGATTATGCTGAGGATGCTTCGTACTGCACGATGAACCAGATTGATACAGACCGCAAGGAGTTGGAGGGCATCGGTTCTATCATTATTGAGCGATTCTCCGAGTGTGTGGAGGAGGAGCGTTCGTGGAAGCGAGAGATGGAGATTGCTTCGCATTGGTGCCCCGACCCCTTCTACGCTGAATAAACGAGGGGTTGCACTTTTTCCTATTAACCTGTATGC